AGAAAATAGATAGGGTGCTTTTACATCACCAATACTCAAAGAAAATAATGACTACTTTGTCTCATTTTTCTTTTTGGTCGGTGTAATATTTACTTATTTTTTTTAGTATTTACACGTCTTCGCATTTTATTAGATTTTTTTGTGGATTTACTATACCGTTTACGAGAATTATTTTTTTTACCATATAATACACCACCAATTATCAAAGAATTAGACTCATAAAGTTTAATATTATTACCAAATTCTCTATATTTTGGCATGATTTCAGTATTTAAACTTTTTATATTGTTTTTAAATTTTAATAGCATATCATTAAATTCAGATTCACTAAATTTTTTTCTATTTTTACCTAATATTTTTTTTATCTCGTCTAAAATATTTCTTATATCAATAATTTGATCATTTATATTGTTTTTTTGATTATTTATTGTATTTATATTATTAGCATTTATTATAGTTGGAAGTAAACGTTTTAATTGTATAATAAGAACTGGTATTTGAAAAGATAATTTTTTCAAATTTAACATTACCTTATTTTTATTTTCCATAACAACATCATTCAATTGAGGTTGTAGATTAAACACCATTCCATTTATTTTAATTTCAACATCCACCCCTTCTATATTACAATTTTTATTATCCTGCAATGTTGCTACAGATAAAGCATTATTCTGCATTATACAATATAACTATATATTTTTATCTACCAGTCCACACTTTTATAAATGGGTATTTTACCTTCTTATAAATATTTAAATCATTACAATAATCATCGTATGAATACCCATAATTTTTAAGACTAATATCCCCAAACAAAGATTGTATGCGAATTAATTGTGGAAATTCTTTATAAAACATAAGAGCCATAACTCTTTCTAGAGAACATCTATCTCTTCTATTTTTGATAACATTTAATAAATTAAATAAATTGTATTTTTGTTGAATATGTAAAATAAATGAATGATTCATAAAACATTGAGTCCCAAAAACGCCCATCCATCTTATTTTTGTAAAATTTAAAACTTCATATTTATTAATTGTATCAGATATAAACATTTCTTTAATATCCTTGTTATTTTTTAATGAATTTATTAATCGAATAGAATTTTCAGGATTTTCTGATTTTTGGTAATTAAAATGCCATAATGGTAATACTGGTATATTTATATTTTCAAAATTTATTCGATTATGTATAAAGACACTATCATGTATAAAAACAGCATTATTAAAATAACGATTTTTATAAAAATAATAATAAGGTAATAACTCACCTGCTCCTGGATATTCTGACTGAACAAATTCTACATTTTTATAATTATAGTCTGCATGTAAAAATTGTGTATTACTATTATCATCAATAACTACAATTTTATTTGTATAAAATTTTCGTATACAACGAATACATCTATTCCAATATTTATTCGTTTTTTCGGAATTTACATGTCTAGTTATTATAAACCCAAAATAATCCATACAAACATCTCAGATAAAAATAATAACAGCATAACAAATTGTTATTATTTTACACCCTTGAAGATTTATCCGAAAGAAAGCGGTAAGCACAACTATTGATTTTACACTTTTTAGATTTTCGCGCGAAATTAAATCTTCAAGGGTGTAAAAAATGAACTAATTACATGTATATATATTACTTTTCACCAATCTAAACAGTTCGAGCCTTAACTGGTGTACATATATCAATATTTACTAAAGTAATGTTATCAAGTTTAATATTTTTTTTATTCACACAAAATTTTTTGAATTCTGGTCTTTCTAGTTGCAAATGTGGTATATGTTTATGAACACACCGTGCAATCATTTTATATAGTTTAAAATCTGGATATCTTTCACATCCATTTGTTTTATATAAAATATTAACATTATTATCATCTGTACACCAATTATTAATAAGTTTCATGATAGGTTTACATTTTTTCTTATCATTCAAATCATCCATATCTTCAATTACATAATCATACATAGAACATGCAAGTCTACATAAATCAAAACTATAATTAGGATCAAGTCTTGGCTTTTTATTATTAAAAAAGGGTTCGGTATTATATTGTGTTCCTGCATCTGCTGATGGATGAAAACTGTCACTACAAAACAATTTGTTATTATATCTATATATAGCTCTTCCAAAGTCAATTATTTTAAAAATGCGACCAAATGTTGGGACTTTATAATACTTTTTATCATAACAATAATAAATAAATGGAATATCTGTATGTACATACATAACATTGTTGGTATGAAGGTCATTATGCGTAAATGAAAAACATTGTTGATACGTTATTAATATCATAATGATTTGCATTAATGCAGAAAACCATTCATCGTGTGATAAATCTTTAGATATTATTAAATTGTCAAATGTATCATGGCATTTTTCCATACAAATTATATTGATTGGAAATTTTTGAAGAGTGGCCCATACCTTTTCTTCTTCAATATTACTACTACAAATATCATCTGATGAATTACAATCTATATTTGTTTCATCTACAGAACTGTCGTTTTCAACAGACGATTCGTATTCATTTGAAGTATGTGAAGTTCTTGAAGAACATGTTGACTCTGATTTTATGGTAGTTATTTTATTCCCACATATTTCCAAAAATGTTGAATTTTCTGTAATATCTAACAAACTATTAAAAGATATATCATCGCAATTATTTAATAATCCATCTTCTTGACAAGAAGGTTCCTCAAAAATATCATTATACAAATCATCATTTATGCTTTGAATAGAAGAAAGTGAGTGGGTTGAGGTTGATTGTTTAATTTTGATAGGCTTTAATGCCGTTTTTTCAGATTCAATCAAATAACTATAGTCATCAACAGAAAATAATTTATTTTTATTTTCATTAAAATATTCAGAAGTAGATAAATAATCCAAGTCATCTATAATATTTATTTTAAAATTTTGTTTTAATCCTAAAAAGGAACCATAAAAATCAACTCCGTGTATAAAGTTCTTTGTGTGTATTAATCGACTCGTTAAATAAGTAAATACACCATCTACATAGGATGAATTGTTTTCATCCTTTAATTTAGGGTGAGTTAATGTGTCTTGAATATCATTAGAAATATATTTAGGTAAATTAAAAATAGATGGGTCATTAACATTATAATTGCCAATTAAAAATTTAAAAGGATCTAATAATGGTGCCAGTTTAAAAAATACATCCTTTGTTATCTTGGTATTTTCATTACCTACTTCATGAATCACAGCTTTATAAATAGTGTTATAATCCTCACTAGATTTTCCATCAATGTCAGCAATATAATACATATTATTAAAATTTACTGAATTGTAATTACTTTCAGTTAAATTAAAAAATTTTCTATAAATAGGAGAATAATTTTGAAGACCTAAACATTCTAAACTATTATGACATTTTTGAAATAGTCCTGTATTCTTTCGTTTTACATAATCTACTAATTCCATATTTAGGTAAATAAAATATAAATTATATATATTTTTAACTTACAATTTGTTTAAGTCAAAATGTATGATTATTCAAAATATAAGTTCAATAAATACAAGTGTAATAAGTATAATATCCCATTTTTTAAATGAAACATATAGTATAATGTCACTCGAATTAAAAAAATTTGATATGAAGTCAATTACCTTCAAACCAACAGAATCTACTGGTCCTGTCATCATGTTGATTGGAAAACGTGGTACAGGTAAAACATTTCTTGTCAAAGATCTTCTCTATTACCATCAAGATGTTCCTATAGGCGTTGTCATATCAGGAACAGAAGAGGGTAACGGATTTTACGGAAAAATTGTACCAAAATTATTCATTCATAATGAATACAGCTCTGCCATCATTGAAAACATCCTTAAGAGACAACGATCTGTCATGAAACAAATTAAAAAGGAAATTGAAACTTTCAAAAAAAGTTCCATCGATCCAAGGACTTTTGTTATTCTTGATGACTGCTTATATGATAATACATGGTCAAGGGATAAACTAATGCGTCTTCTCTTTCTCAACGGACGGCATTGGAAAGTTATGCTTATAATAACCATGCAATACCCTTTAGGGGTACCACCCACTCTACGGACAAACATCGATTACGTTTTTATTTTACGAGAACCGTATATTTCGAATCGTAAGCGTATCTACGAGAACTATGCAGGTATGTTCCCTACTTACGACAGCTTTTCTCAAATATTGGACCAATGTACCGAGAACTATGAGTGTCTCGTGATA